AGGGGGGCAATAGGGGGGCAATAGGAAATGGGAAGGTTGAAGTTGAAGGAAGGGGGCAGTAGGAAATGGGATGCGAAGCAGGGGCTATAGGATATGTTATATAGTTTAAGCGTCATCTGTGACAAAGTATTCGTAACGGTCAAGCGTAAGTGACAGTCCGACGTCCGTTGGATGTTCGTTAGATAGGACAACCACATGTGGGACATGATCCAAATATTTCATCTGGGATGCGTACTTGGGTGAAAATACCAACTGATCCTTGAGTTGTTCGATTACTTGACTCTGAAGAAACTGGAGTCCACCACGGGGAACATCAAAGAGAAAAACCGAAATGTGTGCCTTAATAGCGTGAGCGACATCTGAAACCTTACCGGGACGTAGAATCTGGGTGGTATCCGGGTGCGTATCAATAAACCAACGGCAAAACCAACTCTTTCCAAGTCCACCATCCGGGTCAATGACAAAAATTATCTTACGGTCTTCGGCAGGGAGCTCTAGAGCGTCCGAGAGCCGCTGCTGCCACTGTTTAGGCTCGGGCTCGTGAGCGAAGAGTCGTCGCTCTGTTCTGAGTCGGACGACGTCCATGAGTCGGCTGTGTTTAACAACCATAGTAGGGAAGTTTCGTGCAACCTCCGGAGTCGTCGGCGGTCGGCCGTTGTCAGCTCCGAATTCGTCTGCCCATTCGAAAAATCGTTCCAGATCTGTGCGACGGCCCTGGGAGACGGCGGGGAGTTCTCCGAATTCGTGGAAGTTTCCATCCTTGATGCAATACTCTCGATTCTGCTGGGGCGTGCCTCTGGAGACCTCCAAATGGATGGACGATTGGAAGTTACCAGAGAGTAGGGACTTGACCTGACGGAGGGATTTGGGTTCCTTGAGGATAACGTAGCCCTGGTAGTGGAGCGTCCCCGTAGTGGGGGCGGATTCACGGCCATAGACGATGTAGTCGAAGGCGGGGGGGTCCCCGAGGCAGAAGGTGTTAAGGGCATGAGAGTTTACTGGTGTAGGATTGTTCCAAGTAAAGCACCATCGTTTGGCGCGGTGCCGGGGCACCTGGGAGCGAGTAGGAGGCATGTTTGGGAAAAGTGACGGGAGGGAGGGAAGTGGGCTGGGTAATACTGACCAGCCCACTGAGAGGTCCCCGTGTGAAATTACCACAAAGAGTTCTCGCTGGTTCCATAAATGGCGACCAAAACGGTTTTAGCGACGTTACCAGGTTACCTCGGTTACTTAAGTTGGGCGAGTCGTCACCCTACCGTTAAGCGAGTGGCGCGTGACTATTTAGCGAGCAAAGTCGATTACTTAGCAAACCGGCAAGACCCAAGAGCTCCGAGCTCGTACGTCACATACAATTACACCTACAACCGGCGATATCGTGTTAACCGCAACCGTTATTATCAAAGACGTTACCGGGTTTACAGTTACCGTTACTACAACAACCGGCGATACAGACGTTATAAACGGTTCAAGCGACGTTAAGTATGCCTATGTACAGAAAACGGTTCAGGAGCTCTCGCGGGCGCTACGTAAAGCGTCGGCGATCGAGAGGTCGTCGCTACATTCGCCGATTTTACAAGAGAGCTCGAAGAGGAGGAAAGCTCGCGCGGCGAACACTCCCGAGCAGTCGTAAAGCGTCCCGAGTACATGGGACTGATGGCGTCACAACAGGGATTGTCCTTGTTTCAATCCCGATTGATTTGCTAAAACCCGTCATTTTAGATTCGCTCCAAACAAACCATCACAATATGTACCAGGGGGTGATGTATATTAAACCTTTTCCGTATCCGAGTCCACTGACAGGAGATGCATTGACTGCGCGTGACGCCAGTCAAGTCCTTGTTAAGGGTTTCAAAATTCGAAGACAATTTTATACCACGGTGCGAAGTTTAACCCCAAATTTCTTCCAACCAATGGTCGTCAATTGGTGCTTGATGCAACCAAAAAATATTGCGACAACTGAAGAATTGCAGAGTGACAATACCAACAGAATTGGGCGGATCTTGACGGAAAATTTCTTCACCGATTACTCGGGAAGTGCATCACGTACTAGAGCCTGGCAAAACAATACCACAACCCAAAATGTTTGGCGATATGAACGCAATCATCTGCCTATTAATTCCAAGAACAATTGGCGAGTTATTACACATCAACGCAAGGTTGTGCACCCTTTTAGTGCTGGTTCTGACACTGCTTTTGGGCGCAGTATATCTGGCGTTATGTCACAGTGGAGTTTCAAAAAATACATGAAATTGAACAAAGTGGTGAGCTTTGCGGCCAATGAAAATACTCTTCCAGAGCAGCCTATCTATGAGTTCTACTGGTATGAACAAGTTTCACCTGCCTTTGCTGGAGTTATAGCTCCACCACCAACACAGATCAATACGGTCTCGAACCACGAGTGTTATTATGCTAATTTACCTTAAATAAATAGGTTCTCGTTTTTAAGAAGTATGTTCTCAATTTCAAGAAGTAGGTTCGGGTCATCGAGAAGCGGTTCTCGAAAATGGGATGCGAAGCGGGGGCTATAGGGGGGCAATAGGGGGGCAATAGGAAATGGGAAGGTTGAAGTTGAAGGAAGGGGGCAGTAGGAAATGGGATGCGAAGCAGGGGCTATAGGATATGTTATATAGTTTAAGCGTCATCTGTG